TACGCGCCCAAGCGCAAGGCGCCGGCGGCGCCCGAGGAACCGTGCCCGGTGTGCGGCTACATGGCGGCCAGTAATGCCGGCATGGCCGCACACAAACGGATTAAGCACCCGGCGCCGGCGCCGGCCAAGCGGCGCGGCCGGCCGCGCAAGGCCGAGACGGTCGCGGCCTAACGACGCCGGTGTAATTACACGGCGGGTTATCTCGCCATGCGGACGCGCCCGGATACCGTTTCGTCACAGCGGTATCCGGGTGTCGTCATTTGTGCGCAATCCATTCCAATCGTGAAAAGTCAAGACTTGGCAAACGTCGGCGGAACGCGGCAGGATTACGGCAACCTCACCAGCTAGCGGCAGATATCGGCCGGTAATTAGTGAGGCTATCCCCCAAACAGCAGACCCAAAGGCGTGCCAAATGGCAATTACGTTAGACGACATACCCGAGCTCATGACCCGGCACCAGACGGCCGGTTTCCTCAACCGCAGCGTTTCCACGGTTGACCGCATGATTAAAGACGGCGAACTAGAGGCGGTCAAGATTCGCGGCGCCGTCCGCGTCTCCCGTACCGCGTGCGTAGCCGCGCTCAATGGTAAATCCAACCTCCGGCGGCGTGGCCGCCCGCGTAAGGTCGCATAATGCCCGCCGGCAAAGCCGGCGCCCAAGCAACTAGGTTTAACCGACGCAATCACGGCGCCGGGCATTCCTACACGCTTGACGGCGCCAAGATTCCCGGCGTGACAACCGTTCTCGGCACGCTCGCCAAGCCGGCCCTAATCAATTGGGCCGCACGCACGGCGGCCGAATACGCGGTAGACAATTGGGCCGAGCTCGCCGACGCGCCCATATCCGAACGGCTTGACCGGATACGCACGGCGCACAACCGCAAGAATCGGGACGCCATGACCCGAGGTAGCCGAATCCATGCGGTTGCGTGCGAGGTTGCCGGCGGTAAGTCGGTGGACGTGCCCGAGGAAATCGCCGAACCCGTGGCGGCCTATGCCCATTTCCTAGACGAATGGGATTTGCGGCCCGTACTGACCGAGGCGCCCGTATGCCAGACCGGCCACCGATACGGCGGCACGCTAGACGCCGTTATGCAATCCGACCGACTCGGCACAATCCTATTGGACATTAAAACGGGTGGGATATACCGCGAAAGCGTTTTGCAATTGGCGGCCTACCGTTACGCGACGCTGGCACTTGACGGCAACGGCGACGAAATCGACATGCCCGAGGTTGCGGGTTGCTACGTGGCGCACGTTCTCGGCGATACGGTCGAATTAGTGCCCGTTGACGCCGGCGAGAATGTTTGGCGGACGTTTCTCTATCTGTTGACCGTGTATCGGTGGAACAACCAACCCGATTACGACCCGATTGGATCGCCGCTCTATCCCGAGGCGGTCGGCGCATGACGCTAGCCGATTTCGACGGCGAGACATACGAACACGACCGGGACTACGGCCGGCTAGGAACCATGCTTAACCGCGTGCATTGGGTTGTCGCCGATGGTTGCTGGCATACGTTGGCCGAGCTCGCCGCGCTAACCGGCGGCACCGAGGCGGCCATATCCGCCCGGCTACGCGATTTGCGCAAACCCAAATTTGGCGCTCACACCATAGAGCGGCGCCACGTCGGCGCCGGCCTATGGGAATACCGTTACCGACCCAACCTAGGCGGCAAGCATGACGAACGGGCATGAAATAGAGGTATACCGGCAAACGGATGATTGGGTTAGCGTGATGCGCCCGGTTGCCGAACTGGCCGAGCAAATCTCCGAAACCGAATTTGTGCCCGGCGCGCTACGCGGCAATGCACCGGCCATTGCCGCCGCAATCTTGCACGGGCGCGAGCTCGGGTTACCACCGATGACCGCGCTATCCCAAACTCACGTAATAGACGGCCGGCCGTCCATTTCGGCCGAGGGACAACGGGCGCTAGTGCTCGCCGCCGGCCACGAAATCGAATTTGGCGAGCTAACCGACGCCACGGCCAGCGTGCGCGGCCGGCGTCATGGTGGCGAGCGGTGGACGGTTATTACGTGGACGCTTGACCGCGCCCGGCGCGCCGGAATCGCCAACCGCCCGCCGTGGCAGAGATACCCGCGCGCCATGCTCGCCGCACGCGCTAGCGCCGATTTGTGCCGGCTCATCTTCCCAGACGTTGTGCACGGCATGGCCGCCACCGAGGAACTAGACGACGCCGGCCCGGCCGAGTCGGCAGAAACCGTCACCAAACGCGCTACGCGGCCCGTACAGCGCCGAACCGACCCGCCGGCGCCCGACCCGACGCCGCCCGAGCTCCCGGCTGTAGACGGGCCGGCCGAGGCGCCGCCCGAACCCGAACCCGTGCCGTATGACGACGCGACAGACGGCGACCTAGAGGCGCGCGAACGCGAGGCGGCCGACTACGTACCCGAACCAAGCGTGACGCCGGCCCAACTAAAAATGCTGGCCGTCGTTTGGCACCGATACGGCGTCGGCGACGAAAAACGCCGAACCCTCACGGCCGAGGCGGTCGGCCGCGACCTAGACGGTTCCACCAAAAACCTCACGCGAGGCGAGGCTAGTTGGCTAATCGACAATCTCACCCGGATATTGCGCGAGCTCGCCGCACCCGATGACCCAATGGCCGAACGAATCGACCCGGCCAAAGCGTACGCCGAACTAGTCGAATGGTTGGCAAATGGGCCGGCGCGTTGAATGCCCGCCATGCCAAGCCGGCCGGCATTATGACTGTTACCACGGCGTATGCGATTGCCGCGCATGGATACACCGGGACGAAACCGACTACGAACCCGACTACGACACCGACGCCGAGCTAGAGCGAGCGTTAGCGCGCTACGAACGCTCGGTGTATGGCGAGATAGGCGATATGCCATGATCGAATTTACGGTACTCGGCACGCCGCAACCGCAAGGATCGGCGATACGCGGCCGATTCGGTGGAATCCACGACGCCAACCGGGCACTAGCGCCGTGGCGGCAAGCCGTCATAGCCGAGGCAATCCGAGCAATGGAAATGTACACCGACGAATACCCGATATGCCGGCCCGTCACAGTCGAATTAGACGCCTATTTCGTCCGGCCCAAATCGCATTACCGCACCGGAAAAAACGCGGGAATGGTGCGCGAGGCAGTCGCCGGCATGGCGCACGCACAAAAACCCGACTTAGACAAACTACAACGGGCGCTAGGTGACGCGCTCACAATCGCCGGCGTCTTGCGCGACGATTCCCTCATAACGCGGTGGCTTGCGGCTAAATGGTGGGCCGACTCGGCGTTTATGGCCGTCCTAGTAAGCGAGGAACCGTGAAACCATGCCCGGCCGAATGCGGCCGACAAATCCGAGGCGCCGACGTACTCTGCCCGCATTGTCTCGACAAAGTAAGCCACGACACGCGCGCCGAGCTCTCGATTGCGTGGCGCACATTCAACCGCACGTTTAGCACGCCGTCTATGGCCGCATATGAGAGGGTAATCCGGCAAGCGACGCGCGAGGCGAGATTATCCAACATGGCGGCGCACGGTGACATACCTCAAAATTGACGACAATCTAGCCGACCACCCTAAAATTGTCGGCCTATCCGACGGCGCGTTTCGTCTCTATGTGGCCGGATTGTGTTACTCACAACGGCACCTAACGGACGGCATATTACCGCTCTCACAAGTGCCAAAATTGACGCCAAACTACCGGAAACGGCACGTAGACGAGCTCACCGCGCGGTTGCTATGGGCGCCCGTCGCCGGCCACGGATGGTACGAAATTCATGACTATCTCCAGTGGAACGACAGCCGCGAAACGGTCGCGAAACGGCGAGCTAACGGCCGGGCGAACGCCGAGAAAAGGTGGCGTGACGAGGGAGGATGGATAGGTTGACGACAAATGACGATATGCCAAACCCATTGGGTACCCCATTGGGTACCCCGCATGCCAACCCCATTAGCTCACCTACACCAGCACCTAACACCAGCACCACAAAGTCTCTGCCCAACCCTTCCCAAAACCGCTGAAAGTCTGTAAAGTTCGGGAGCGAACCAAAGTCCAAAAACCGCTCAACGACTATATCGGTTAATAGCTTTGGTTACTTCCAAAAATCGCTAACTATAAGTAACGCGAGAGAAATTTGGAAGTGAATTTGAAATGGAACACGAAAAAGCCGCAGGATTAGCCAACTTAGTTGCGAAATACCGCCCGACGTGGCATATCCGAACAATTACCGACCAGATTGTCGGACTCGCCGGCGCCAATGATGCGACAATCGCGGCGTACGTTATTACGACTGCCATGGATTACCGAAACGTCCGGGCGCCGACCATGATTGCCGTTAAATGGAATCCCGATAAGCCGTGGACATTAGAAGCGGATAGGCCGAACCGGCCCGGGAGCAAAGAGCCGTGCGACATATGCGGCCGTACCGAATGGCAATGCAACCAAGTCATTAAAAACAAATGCGGAGACGGGCACACCTATATGCCGGCCATGCCGCGCGGATATCGGACCATAGAGGATAGCGACCTACTCGGCGCAATAGACGCGCTCGGGGGAATAGGCCGGCCCGTATGAGCCCGAAAGATTACCGTTCAACTCGGCGTTGGCGGCAAATGCGAGCATGGCATATCGCTAACGCCATACCGCCGGTTATATGTTGGCGTTGTGAGCAAGAAATAACCGACGTATGGAGCGCCGATTTGGGCCACATTGTCGATATGGTGGCCGAGCAACCCGGCGCACCGATACGGGTAGCGCTAGAGCATCCCGCATGCAACCGGGCGGCCGGCATGGCGCTCGCACGTGAACGCATGGCCGGGCCGGCACGGGCACGCACCAACTCGGCATGGATAAGCACCGAGCTCGGCCGCCATGGTTAGGCCGGTGCTGGTTATCCAACTCCCGGCGTCTGTCTCGCAAGCGCAAGCGGACAACGTGAGGCGGCAAGCGCTGGCCGTCGTAGGTGAGAGCTACTACGTGCTAGTTGTGGGCGCCGACGTACGGGTTAGCGAGGTAGGCCGTTGGGTCTGGCAACGGGCGCTCAGACGCCGGCACGGGCCGGCTCTGTGACCGGCCGGGATTGGACGCCGGCCGAGCTAGCGGCCGAGGCGGAACGGCGCGCCGAGCTAGAGGCGGCCGGCACGTGCCCGGACAGCGGCGACACGATCGCCGAATGCTGGGGCAGCGGACTCTGTGACTGCGCATGGATAGCGCCCGTACGTTGCGGCGCGTGCGGCGTTCACGTATGGAACATCGGACGGCACCGGCCCGTCTGCCGCCGGCGACCCGAGGCGCCCGGTAGCATGCCGGCCAGCGGTTCCCCCGAACGACCCGACCCGTTGGCGAGGATTGACAACATATGACTAACCATGATTCCCCCGAGGTAAGGCTCATTAACGCATGGCTTGACAACATGACAAGCCGGCAAAGGTGGGCAGCATTCGCTAGATATTGGTGGCAATGGGTATGGCATGGCCGGCGTGGTGCAGACGTATGGCTACTCACTACCGCAGTAGATAGCGGGTTGAATAAGCAATGACTAATGCAGTAATAGTATTGGGCATTGCGGTATTCATGTTGGCAATAGCTACCATTGTTAATAGCCTAACGATCATGGTACATATGCGAACGCATAAGCGTAACGATCATGGAACATAAACACAAACGATCATGAAAGAATAGCGACCAAGATCAAAAAAGAATTCACAAAGATGATCATGTAAAAGTGTGATAGTAAAGCGTGATATGGGTCACGTTTTTTCTCAGGGCCTAGGCCGGCAGAGCCGGTATCCTCTCCGTTTATCTACGGCCAGCGCCGACCCCCGTGTGACCTATTTCACATTCTTTCATGATCATCTATTTGCATTCTTTCATGATCATCCCGGTAATTGAATTGGTATTAACGGTGATCATCTTCTGCATTCTTCATGATCGTTTGTGTGATCATCTTCCCTCATTCTCGGTGATCATCATCTATCCCCCATCCGTGCCATTCCCGGCGTAATCGCATTTCATTTCCGTCTAATTCGGGATGCGCTAATAGTGTCGTGGCGGCCGCTTCAATTGCGACCGGCCATGATGCGCCGCGCATATAGGCAACCTCACTGAGATATTGCCGGCGGGTTATCCGTTCGTTTAGCCATTCGTTGTCACGTGTCATGCCCGCGCCCGCGCTCGCCGGCCGGCCCGGGTGGTCGGTTTCTTCTCGGCGGCCGCTCGCCACCGGTGCTCGGGCGTGCAGTATTTGGCCGTGCGCCGGCCGGCAACGAACCGCGTGCCGCACCATTGGCACGTGAGGCGCCGTGGCGCTAGGCCGGCGAACTCGGCGAGGTATGTCGAGACGACGGCCGACACGCTTGTGCCGGTCTCTAGCGCCGTCTGTCGGGCCGCTTGCCATATCTCGGGCGGCACTATCACTGTGTGCATGTTGCGGTGGCGTCGGTAGCCGGTTGTCGGTTGGGTCACGGCGTGCACGCTAGCAAACCGTTGTCAATTGTCGTCATTCGGGGTCATATAACCGGGATTCATTGCTATTAGTGATTCCGGCGCCGATAATTCGACCGTGAATCCCGAACCGCTATCGGCTACGCCGGTTGGCGTCCGGGCGCGGTCGGATTTGCCCGGTTTGCGGCGCGTGGCGCGCGATATCGGGTTGAAACTCTGGCCGTGGCAGACGGAAACGGCCCGGGTGGCGCTAGAGACGACGCGCGGCCGTTGGCGCTACCCGATTGTCACGGTTTGCGTGCCGAGGCAGTCGGGCAAAACGACGCTAACCGGGTTACTCGCGTTTCATCGGTGCATGACCGTGCCCGAGGCGCGGGTTTGGTATACGGCGCAATCCCGAATGGACGCGGTAGGCCGGTTTCGCGATTTCGTGCGGCTTTTGCGCCGTAGCGAGCTCACAGAATTGCCGACAACGACCCGGATTCGGCCTAATGAGCATTGGGATTACCGGGTTAAACTCGGCGTCGGCGTCGAATGCATTGAATGGTCGAATGGGTCGCAAATCCAAGTGTTTTCGCCGGCCGAGGATTCGTTGCACGGGTCAATTGCCGATTTGGTCATCATGGATGAGGCGCGTTTCTTCTCCGAGGCTAAAGGCCGGGCGCTTATGGCCGCCGCTTTGCCGACAATGGCAACCCGTAACGGGCAATTGTGGATCATTTCGACGGGTGGCGGCCCGGAATCCAAATTCTTGGCGGCCGAATTGGAATTGTCGCGCACCGAGGCAGGCAACCCGGATACCCGCCGGGCGCATTTTGAATACGGAATTGGTTTCGACATTGCGCCGCCGGATTTACTCGATAGGGTTTGGTCCGCTCACCCGGCCGCCGGCCAACCGGGCGGCCCGGTGTATGACGCGCTTGCGGTCGCCTATTCGGCTATGACCGAGGCGCAATTTGCGCATGAATACGGCAACCGTTGGCGCTCGGCCGACGAAACGCGGCTTATCCCGGCGGGCCGGTGGTCCGCCGGCGAATGGGCCGCCATGCCGGCCGGCGTCGTGTATCTCGGCGTTGACGTGGCGGCCGACCGCTCTAGCGCGGCCGTCGTGGCGTGCGTGGCCGGCGTTGTGCAAGTGCTCGACTACCGGCCCGGCGTGACGTGGCTTGCCGACCGCGTTCTAGAGCTCGCCGAGACCTATGACGCCGCGTCGGTGTGGATTGACCCGAGCGGCCCGAGCGGCGCGACGGCGCTAGAGCTACAGGTACGCTCGCCGGCCGCGCACGTAGCGACGCCGCGTGAGGTTTCGGCCGCGTGCGCCGCGTTTGAAGATTCGGCGATCACTGACCCGCCGTTACTCGGCCATATCGCGTCGCCGGCGCTTGACAACGCTGTCACGACGGCGGCCCATCGGAAAGTCGGGCAGGCGTGGCAATGGTCGCGGGTCGAATCCGGGCCGGTCCTACTCGCGGCAAGCCTCGCGTACGCGGCCTACAAAGCCGCTCTAGCGTCGCCGGTTGTCGCGCCGGCAATCTACTAGGGGAGGACTCATGTTCGACCGTCTAAAGGCCGCTCTATGGCCGCCGGGCGTCGTGCCCGAGGCGCGCGGTACTCAGGTTTTCACCGCGACCGATTACGGCCGTGACATTCTCCACAACGACCCGGACGGTTGGGAGGTTGACCAGCAATTTCTATGGTGGACAGACGGCCCGGGCGCCGGTACGCCGAACGGCTACGGCAACCCGCCACCGGACGCACGGGACGGCGGCGCGTACGGTGCGGCGGCAATCCCGGCCGTCATGCGTTGCACGTCTATTATCGCGTCAACCATTGCCGGCCTACCGTGGCGGCTATATCGCGGGTTCGAACAAATGCCGACGCCGCGATTCATTACCGACCCGCAAGGCTTACGGCCAGACGGGCGCATTCCCGGTTATGGCACTATCAATGCCGACGCCAAATCAAATGTTGAGTTTTACGCGCAATGGATTACCTCCGCATTGTGGTTTGGTGACGGTTTGATTTGGACTCCGCGCGGCCGGGATGACACGGGTTCGCCCATTCCGCCGTTCTACATTCTCAACCCGTACGAATTGAATTATCACGACAATGATTGGTACGCCGGCGAGAATCGTATCGACCCGGCCGAGCTAATCCATTTGCGCGGCGAACCGCCATACAAAATTGGAAAGTCGGACGGCATTATCGACCGTTTCGGGCCGGATTTGGGTTTGGCCGGCGCGTTGCGGCAATACGCAACCGGCGTTTTTAGCTCGGGTATCCCGGCCGGATACATTAAAGTCAATTCGCCGACCGTAACCGAGGCGCAAGCGACGACGCTAAAACAGAAATGGCTTGCGCAGCATGGCGGGCCGCGCCGCTCTATTGCCGTCCTTAATGCGACAACGGAATTTCACCCTATCGCCATTTCCCCCGTGGATTCGCAATTGGATATGGCTAAAACTTGGTCATTGCGCGATATCGCGCTCGCATTCGGCGTGCCGGCCTATATGCTCGGCGTGCCCGGCGATAGCTCAACCTACGCCAACGTTGAAAGTCGGATGACCGAGTTACGCACGTTCACGTTACTGCCGTGGATTCGCCGGATTGAGGCGGCATTTGACGCGCTATTTCCGGCCGGAACCGAGCTCAAGATTATTACCGACGCGACGCTACGCGCCGACACGACGGTCAGATATGCGGCCTACGAATCGGCGTTGCGCTCGGGTTGGTTGACGAAAGATGAGGTACGGGCAATGGAGGATCGGCCGCCATTGCCCGAGCAAGTATCGACGGCGCCCGAGGATACGTTGCCGCCGGTATCGCCGGCGCCCGATGACCAGACGGGAGGAACGCCGGCCGATGACCAGATTGTCAACGAAACGCCGGCGCCGGTTGCCTAAATCGGCGTTCGCATTGCCCGGTCAACGGAAATACCCGATTGACACTAAGGCGCGAGCTCGGGCCGCTCTCGCCTACGCGGCGCGGGCAGATACGGCCGGGAGCTATAGGACGGTACGCGCGGCCGTCACCAAGAAATACCCGAGTTTACGAAAGACGGGCAAAAGATGAGATTAGAAATGGAAATCCGCTCGGTCGATACCGACGCGCGGACAATAGACGGCGTTGTGGTTCCGTATGACGAAACTAGCTATTTGACGCCGAACCCGGCCGGCGAACGGGTCATGCGTGGCGCGTTTACCAAGTCGGCGCGGCAACGGGTCGGCAAGATTTTCCTATTCCGGGAGCATGACCATACGCACCCTGTAGGCCGGGCCGTCGCGTTTGACGACGGCGACGCCGGCCTAGTCGGGAGTTTCCAAGTGCGCGCGTCGGTGCTCGGCGACGAAACGCTAGCCGACGTGCGCGAAGGTTACTTGCCGGCGCTCTCGGTCGGTTTCAAACCGCTCCAAACCCGGCGCGGCCGGGACGGCGCAACCGAGGTTGTCGCCGGTCAGCTCATGGAAGTGTCGCTAGTCGCGCTCGGCGCCTACGACGGCGCGCACGTGCTAGCCGTCCGCACGGCGTACAATCTCGCGCACTTTCCGCAACCAATTCGGCCGGACCTATCGCCAACCGTGCCCGGTTGGGTATACCTTTCGCCTTAAACGGGCGCCACCAAGCGACCGCCGGCCGTCATTTTCTCACGGCCGGCACTTGCCTCCCGGTACCGACCGAAATTCATTCGTCGGCACCGGGAGGAACCGTGCAGAAATACCTTATGAGGCTTGTGGACGAGCGTAATTCGCTCGCCGGCCTCGCTCAGACGCTTTCCGATAAGGTCGCGGCCGATGACCGCGAAATGACCGACCCGGAAACGCAGCGCATGCGCGATTGGCAGGAACGCAGCGCCGAGCTCGACCGCCAGATTTCCGAGCACAACGAATTTCTTTCGACGCAGCGGTCATGGGCGAAATTGCAGGATTCGCTACGCACCAACGCCGAGGAAACCGAGCGCCCGGCCAGCGGAGCACTCGCCACGCGCGCCGGCGCCGGCCTAGAGACGCGCGGCGGTTGGGGTGAGGCGTTCACTAGTTCCGATGCTTTCCGGAGCTACAACGGGCACGGGAGCTCGGCCGAGGTTGTCCTCAATATCGAGCGCCGGGCGCCAATCGACACTAGTTGGATGACGGTTCCGAGCGCGATTTACACGCCGACGCCGTGGCAGATGACTACGCCATTTCTCGACTCGATTTCGCATGAAACCGTTTCGTCAAATACGGTCGAATGGGTCGAATATCCGGCGTCGTGGCCGATTGCGCAGATTGTGGCCGAGGGAGCGCTCAAGCCTGAGGCGAATTTCGCGCCGACGCCGCAGACGGCAAGCCTTAACACGATTGCGCACCATAAGCCGATCACTCGGCAGGCGCTAGAGGATATCCCGCGCGTGCAATCCATTGTCGAAACCGCGCTACGCCAGGGCATTACCGCCAAGCTAGAGGCAGACGCGGCGGCGGCCGTGAACGGCGGCACGTACGGGACGACAACCGGCACCGATATGTTGCCGGCCATTCGGCAGGCGCTCGGCGAGGTACAGGCGCGCGGATATGCGCAAGCTAACGCCGTCCTACTCAACCCGGCCGATTGGGCAAGCCTTGATATCGCCGTCATGGTGGAATCGGTAGACGGGCCGGTAAGGGTTCCGTCCTATTGGGGCCTGCGGCCTATTGCGGCGCCGACCGTTGCGGTTGGCACGGCATTCGTCGGCGACTTTAAAGCCGGCGTCGTTCAATTCGAACGGAATACGGCTAGCGTCTATATGACCGACTCGCACGATGACTATTTCCTCCGAAACATTCTCGTGATTCTGGCCGAAACTCGGGCGCTTTCTGTCGTGGCACAGCCGGCCGCGATTCAGGAAGTTACCGTTACCGCCGGCGCGTAAGCATGACGGTTACGCCGGCACCTATCGACGCGCCGACCGTTGCCGAGGTCAGGCAATGGGTCGGCGTGACGGTAGCGTCATTGCCCGACGAATCGGTGCAACAGATTATCGACACCGAGGCGGCGTTACAGGGTCAATCTTGCGCATGGTTGGACACATACCCGATTGCGCTAAAGCAGGCGCTATTGCGCCGGTGCGGCCGTACGATTGGCGGCCGGCAATTGCCGCTCGGATTGTCGGCAGATAGCTCCGGCGAATACGCGCCGGTGCGTCTGCCGTCATTCGATGTTGAAATAGAGCGCCTAGAGGCGCCGTGGCGCGTAATCGCGGTCGCGTAGTGGCCGAGGTAACCCGCGCCGATATCGCCGCCGCACTTGACGGCGTAACCGTCGTTTGGTCCGGGCAGGATCACCAACTAGCCGGGTCGGAATCGCAACCGCCGGCGCTTTCCGTCTGGCAGGCGTGGCCGGATTGGCAGAGTGCCGAATGGTTGTCGGCATGTCTGATTCAACGCACTTGGTCGGTTTATGTGATTCTGCCCGCCGGCGACGCGCAAGCGTGGACGACGGCCACCGACGCCGTTCTCACGGCCGTACGCGACGCGCTAGTCATGCTCGGCCAAGTGCAACGGGCCGAGCCCATAGCGCTAGTTGCGGCCGAGCAATCCCTCACCATGCCGGCCGTGAATTTCACCCTAGTTACTAGTTAGAAAGGCGCTCCACAATGGTCGCTAATTCAACCCGACTCGGGCCGGGCACGCTCACACTCGGCGATACCGCGTCGCCTCTCGATTTCTCGTGTCAGCTACAAAACGGCGTCGTTGCTTGGGATAACGACGCGGACGACGACATTACCGTTCTATGTGGTGACGTTGTGGCCGGCGCCCGAACCTATACCGCGACATTCTCGGGCACGTTTTTGCAGGATTTGGCCGAGGAAACCGGCATTGTCAACTATTCATGGACAAACAAAGGCTTGGCGGTCGATTTCAGCTACACGCCAAATAACACGGCGGCGGCCGTTGTCGCCGGCACGCTGACCGTTGACCCGTTGGACGTTGGCAGCACCGAGGATTACGGCGCCGTCATGACTAGCGATTTCGAATGGGATTGCGTTGGTGAGCCGACGTTGACGATTCCGGCCACGCCGTAATGCCGGATGGGTCGAAAGTCACAGTACGCGGCGCCGCGCGGTTAGCGGCCACCCTAGCGAAAGCCGGACGCGACCTAGGGAAAATGGACACGGCTAACCGCTCGGTTGCTATGGCGATTGCCCAACGGTCACGGGCCGTCGCGCCCAAGAAATCGGGCCGTATGGCGCGCTCGACAACCGGCGCCGACTTGCCACCGAATGGAGCTCGGGTCATTGCCACGGCCAAATATGCCGGGCCGGTGCATTTCGGTGTGCCGAGGCACAACATATCCGCCCGGCCGTACGTCTCGGATACCGTCCACGCTTTGCAATCCACGTGGGTCGATACGTACGGCACCGAGGCACAAAACATTCTCAACAATGTGACGGGAGCGTAGCAATGCCGGACACGCCACGGCTTGACACGCCTAGGGTTCGCGTAACCATGACAGACGGCCGCGAACTAGACGTGCAAACCGAAAACCCGGATATGATTTTTTTCGACTTGGAACGCGCCCGCAAGAAATGGCCGGCGCTGACCGACGCGCCGTTTCTATGGCTTAGCTATCTCGCCTATTCCAAGCTAAAGCGCTCCGAGCAAATCCCGGCGCCCGTGCCGGCGTTCGAAACGTGGATTTTAGATACCTCAAGCGTTGTCAATCTTGACGCCAACGGTAACCCGGCGATTGATAGCGAGAGCGCCGACCCTACCCGGCCGGCACTCGCGCCCGGTTAATTGTCGAAATCGCCATAGCGACGCAAACGGCGCCGGCGCAATGGTGGAACGAAAGCGCGGAAACGATCATTACCGCCGTTGACATTCTCAACAAACAAGCCGAGGAAATGAGGCGCAAACGTGGCCGGTAAAGCCTCGCTCATTATTGATATTGTCGTCAACTCGGCTAAGGCGCAAGCCGAGCTCGCCGGCACGGCCAAAGCAACCGGCGGTTTCTCTAAAGGCTTATCCAAGATGGTTGCGCCGGCGGCCGCCGTTGTGGGCGCGGTCGCCGGGATTGCCGCCGCGTCGGTTAAGGCCGCATCCGACGTGCAACAGTCTTTCGGTGGCATTGAGGCGGTGTTTGGGAAAAATGCCGACCAAGTAAAAGGTTGGGCGAATGGCGCCGCGAAAACGGTAGGGTTGTCGGCCAATTCGTATGCCGAATTTGCGACCAAGATTGGCGGCAGTCTGAAAAACGCCGGCTTTCCTATGGACCAAGTTGCCAAGAAAACGAACGACATGATTACCATGGGCGCCGACTTGGCGGCCACATATGGCGGCACAACAGCGGACGCAGTAGACGCCTTAGGCGCCGCTATGCGCGGAGAAGCAGACCCGGCAGAAAAATACGCGTTGAATCTCAAGCAATCGCAAGTAAACGCGCAAATGGCGGCCGATGGAACCGACAAACTAACCGGCAAAGCGAAAACTCAAGCGCAAGCGCAAGCCGTCCTAGAGCTCGCCACGCAACAAAGCGCCGTCGCTACCGGCCGGTTTGCGTCGGAATCAGATACGGCGGCCGGGAGCTCGCAAATCGCGGCGGCCCAATTCGAAAACGCGAAAGCCGCGCTAGGAACCTCATTACTGCCAACCGTCGTTGCGGCGGCCGAGGCATTCGGCAAATTTGCGAGTTTCATACAGAAAAACGCGGACGTGATTATGCCCATTGTCATTGCGCTCGGCGCAATGGCCGCCGTTATCCTCATTGTCGCGGCGGCACAATGGGTTTGGAATAGCGCCATTTTTGCATTCCCGGGCACGTGGATTGCGCTAGCGGTTATCGCGCTAGTGGTCGGCATTGTCCTATTGTGGAAAAAGTGCGACGGTTTCCGAAACGCCATGATTGCCGCATGGAATGCGATTAAGGCTGCATTTAGCGCGACGGTCGGATTTGTTAAGGCCGCCGTTGCGTGGATTGTCATGGCAGCGAATACGACCAAAAACGCGTTCGTCACGGCGTGGAATTTCGTTAAGGCCGTCGTTGCGGCCGTATTTGGTTGGATTAGCGCCCGAGTGCAAGCGTTTGCCAATTTGGTCCGGGCCGTCGCTAACGCGGTCAAGTCGGCGTTTAGTGCCGCATGGAACGCGGTTAAGTCTGCCGTTGGCGCGGCCGTCGCGTATGTCATGGCGCGCGTTCGGCAAATCCAGCAAATCGCGAGCTCGGTAGCGTCGGCCGTCCGCTCGGCATTTTCTAACGCATGGAATAGCGTTAAGTCGGCCGCGTCCGCTATGGCGTCCTATGTTATGTCCGCTATCCGCCGGCCGCTCTCGGCCGCAACGTCGGTGGCGAGCTCCATTCGCAACGCCTTTACTAACGCTTTCAACGCGCTACGCGGCGCGGCGTCCGGTCTGGCCGGCGCGCTCTCGGCGCCGTTCCACGCTATCGCCGGCGCGATTAACGGCGTCATTAGCGCCGTGCAATCGCTCATTGGTTGGTTGTCCCGAATCCATGTCCCGAAAATCTCGCTACCGAAAGGCGCCACGGCGTCTAGCGCGGCCGTAGGGTCGCCGGCCGGCGTGAGGGTAGCCGGCGGCGCCCGCGTGTCACAGACGGGCGCACATGGCGCGACAACGCACGCCACGGCCGGCGGCGTAACCGTCAACGTCACGGGCGCACTCGACCCGGAATCGGTGGCGCGACAAATTGAGAAGATTCTGACCGGCGCCAAGCGCCGGCGCACCGGCGTTGTGCTCTCGCAACGCGCGCCCGGGTTGGCGAGCGCATGACCGCGCCTAGCGCCACGTGCGAACTATTCGTAGACGGCGTACGCGTGCCCGACACCGGCGCCGAGCTCGCCGGCCACCGCGTCACGGCGCTAGACGGCTTGCAAGTGTCATGGGGCCGAGACGGGCCGAACGAACAACCCGGGCCGGCCGTATGCGATTTCGAAGTAATCGACCCGGACGCCGGCGATTCGTTCCTAGACGTTGTGCACGTCGGGTCGCATATCACCGTATACGCAACCGGCGAGATTGCGGCCAGCACGCAACAGACGACATACGACAACGGGTCATTTGCCGGTCTGGCCGGGCCGGTGCCGGCCACGCATGCCGAGCTATTCAACGCGACCGCGTTTTATAGTTACGAGTCGATAGCGCTACAACCGCCGGCCACCGTAACCGCGCCCAACTATCCGGGCATCATTGTGCCGCCGCGCGTATTCGTCACGGATGGATTGCCGACCGCTTGGGATTCAATCCCGAAAGCGTCGATAAATGAGCAATGGCGGGTTCACGTATACATTGCGGCGCAAGCCGGCGTGTCGTTCACAATCGGCCTAGTCGCATATGCCACGCCGCACGCCGGCGCCTACCAAAACGGATTTGCCTACACGATGCCCGGCAATACCGGCACGAGCACCGGCGGGTATCAAACGTTTGATTTGACCGCGACGATAACCGCGCTACCCGTGCCGGCATGGTTGGCAATCCGGGTCGATTTCGGTGACCCGTATATCGGCGCACGGTGGAATGAGCAAGTCGGCGATTGGCAGTCAAACCCGTACACGTGGAATAGCAATAAACCGCTCGGGTTCCGCATGTATGTTGACGATTTCGCGCTCTATCCGCCAACCGCGACCGCGCGCCGGGTCATGGTTTTTGACGGGAGCGCGTCGGATATCGTCATTACGCCGGACACGGCAACGCAAATATCGGTCAAATGCACGGCGGCCGATATCGGCGCCGAGCTCGGCAACCGGGTGATCGGCGACGACCCGTGGCCGGCGCAATCCATGATTACCCGCGCTAACCGGATCATGACCCTAGCCGGCTTGCCGTTGTCTAATTTGACGGTTGACCCGCCGTTAGATTCGCTCTCGGTTTCCTACCGAGACGTTGACGCGCAACCGTCGTTTCAGCTATTGCAGGATTTGGCGCAAACGGTTGGCGGCACGTTGTGGACGGCAATTCACGTCACAACGGGTAGCTATATGTGGGTTGAAAACCCGGCTAACCGCGTCTCGGTCAAGCAATTCTCAGACACCGACGGGCCGGTCACAATTACCGGCGGTGGCAATGCTAAACCGCTCTCGGCGTGCGATATTCTCATGGAACCCGTTTCATGGGAGCAAGATACCGGAGACGTTATTACCGTCGTTGCTCTCACGTGGCAGGAACAAACGACCGACGACGACGGCCTACCGGCGCCGACCGAACGCACGATTATCGTGCAAGATGACGACGCGATTTCAACCTACGGCACGCGCCGGCTGTCCTACGCCACCGAGCTAACGAATAGCACCGACGCCACGGCGCTCGCCGAGCGGCTACTCAACTCGGCGCGGTCGATTGGTTGGCGAATGGACGGCGTAACGCTTGATACGCTCGCCATGCCCGAGGAAATCGGTTCCATTGACGACACGACGCGCGCGGCACTATTTCTCGATTTGCTTGACGGCACAATCCGAATGGGTTACGGCCTATATCTCATTGACTTGCCGGCATACGCGCCACGCGGCGCGGTCAACGGCGCCTATGTGGACGGCGGCAAATACACGTATGCGGCCGGCGGTTGGGCGCTAGACCTCACCATGACGCCGAGCGGCGGGCAAGGGCAGTCGGCTACTTGGCAAGATATGACGCGCCAAAATTGGGCATGGCGCGATTTCGATTCGTCTATCCGTTGGGTCGATTGTTTCGGGACGGCCGTCCCGTGAGAGGAAAAAACTAATGGGTACTACGCCGCTATATGGAATCCCGTATGTTGAGCCTACCGATTTACTCGCCAACTATCCGGTAGCCGACAAAGCCAAAGCCGACCGGCTAGAGGTATTGCTCACAATGGGATGCTCGGCCCGGCACCGGAACTCCGGTGATATCGCAATGGGCGCCGGCACCGATGTAACGATTGACTACAACGGGATTTTGGTGGACGACCCCGTTAATCTGCCATACGCCTCCGGTACGTGGACAGTCAAACTCGCCGGCGTGTATCTGATCGCTATTTCGACTTTCTGGCAAGCCGTTAGCGCGGTCGGCCCGACGCAATACACAAAGATTTACCGCAACGGCGTATCCGGGCCGCAAGCGATTCAATACCCGACCACAACGGCGCGTTATTCGACGCAAAACCTAGTCAACGTGAACCGTTACGCGGTCAACGACACAATCAAAATTGTCTGTAATCAGTCGGTCAATGCCGGGTCAATCATGGCAAACAGCGGCGGCCAGCAGACATCTTGCAGTATCACCCGAGTCGGACCATAAACAGAAAGGAATACCGGTCATGGCGTATTACGACATTTCCCTACTCGCGCAGGATTACGACTTTACGCAACGCACGGCCGCATGCTACGCGTCGGAGACGGCCGGCAATGCGGCCGCAATTAACCCGGGAGAATGGGCAAACTCGCATGCGTGGCAGATTGCCGGCGCGCCCGGATTTGGTGACGCGTACGCGTCCGCGCTCGCTAGCGGCGTGCAGAATCCCGGCCGCGACCCGGCCGTCATTGCCGACGCGCAGATTCTTTCGGCCGTGCAAGCGATTGGCACGCCATGATTGCCGCCGGCATTCCCGACCGCGACCGCTTGCCGCGTTGGCTATACGAACGCTATAGCCGCACGGTGCCGGCCGGCATTCGGTGGGAGGATTTGCCCGAGGCGACCCGGATTTACTGGCAGGAAGAAACCGACACGGTTATACGTGCCGTTATCAAACTCGCCATTTACAAAATTGTGGAGCGCTAATGTCTGTCGAAAATCCCGGGGGAATGCGCTACTGGCGAGGCGGCTACGTATGCGAATGCGTGACATTAATTTATCCCGTCATGGAATCCCGAATGGCAAAAACGTTTGGGTTTTTCCAATACGGATACAACGCCGGCGGCGTTTCGGCGTCGGCCGGCACGCACGACGCCGGCGGGACAACCGACCACGGGCAAGATTCATGGGATGAGCTAACGATCCAACGGGAATGCGGTGCCGCCGCTTGGGGCCGGACGCCGGCCGAGGGATTCGACCCGCATTGTCATTCTGTCCTATGCGGTTGTCCGCACTTGAGCTCGGGCGCGGCCGACCAAGTAAACGACTACCGAAACGGCCGCAACGGGTTAGCGAACAACGGGCCGGACACCGGGCCGGACGTTGCTTATATCACTTGGCAGGATGCATATTACAAATACGCCGGCGACAACCCACCGGAGGACGAAAGGCTATTCGGCATGACGAAACGGATTAGTAAGTATCGCGGCGACCCGCAGACATTTCAGACCAGCAACTATGACAAAACGCTCGCCACGTCGGACGACGGCGGGCCGACCCTTGCCACCAATACTAGCGGGATGCTAGACGTAATTATCTACATTACCGGCGGCCTGGCGCGGGACGATGAAATCGGTTTCCGCTGGCAGTACGTTGGCACTAAAGGCGACGATACTAATATTGATTGGCAATCGTCGGTTATTGATTTCCGGTCAAACGGCGGCACCAACCGCGCGCAATACGTTCATCATTTCGAACTCAAGCCGCAAGAAAACGGTTGGGATCATAAGCTACGCCTAGCGGTCAATACCGGCGGCAAAAAGGTAACGTTTGGCGCCATTGAGGTTAAAGGTTGGGAAGATTAGCGAGGTTCTCGTTTGGATACCGGGCGCAATCGTCGTGCTCGGCGCCGCGATTCTTGGCCGGTGGCTAGCGTCGGTGCACCGCCGGGTGAACGATCATGCCGAGCGGATAGCTCACCTAGAGGGACGCAACGCCGAGCGCGACGCCGGCGCCGAGGACACCGACGCCGCCGGCTAGCGGCACAACAGACGGGCACGGTATCCCCCGAGAGGAACCGTGCCCGTCTGGTTTCGCGTGCGTGACCCGTTAGCGCGCGCCCGGTGCCACCCTAGAGGCACGCCGGCCGGCACGTCTAGCTACCTCCGAAGCATGACGCCGGCCGGGCGCTCTAGCGCCCGCGTATGGCCGGCCGTTCGCATGATCATCTAATGACAATTTGTCATTGAACCGGCCGACTACTGACAACGGGTGACGACGCGCGCCGAGCGTTTGCCCTAGTGAAACGGCGTTTGCCCTAGTGAGACTTTGGTCTCATTCTTCGTTCACACCGAAGATTGCCCGGGTTCGAATCCCGGATCGCCCACCCGGTATCTCCCCTAGTCAGAGCAACAATCGGACCCTCTCGGGACCACCGGTCAAGATCATTTCCCAATGACAAAACGGCGCTTGTCATTGACGATGACTGCCGACCGGTGGGAATCTATGACGACGCGTGACCGTTGCGCTAGCGCAAGACCGTACCGACCACCCGAGAGGTTCACCCGATGACGACCACCCGACCGGCGCCCGCGCCCATGACGCGCGCTACGGCGACCGCGACCACCGACCGTTACGGCAACCGCGCTTACGCGTGGCCGGCCGGCTACGGCGCCACCAAGGACGGCGCCGGCCGCATGCGGTGGACGGTTAGCTACCCGTCCGGTGACTACGGCATGACAGACACGCTCGGCGAGGCAATCGCATGGGCGAATCTTGACGCCGAGTCGGGCCGCTGACATGGCGAACATTTCCGAAATTACAGGCAAGCGCGGCACGACATATCGGGTTAACTATGCGAGCGCGACCAAGCCGCAAAATTCCCGGACGTTCAAATCCGAGCGGCTAGCCAATCAGTACAAAAATTGGCGCGAACTAGAACCGGGCGCCGACGACACGGCGTTTGATTTGAAATACGGCGCCGGTGTCGCGCCGGTGGCGCCGAGCTCGGCGAAACCGAAAGCGCCGACATTGGGCGAATTCTGGCCGCACGTGCAAGCCGGCGACGGGCACGGCGCTAACCGCTCGCAAGCATCCGACTCGGTTGTTCGTAATATGCTCGCTCATTTCCATGACCGACCGCTAGACGCCGTGACGACGCTAGAGGTTAAGAAATGGGTTGTGCGTATGTTGAAATTGCCGCGCGAGAATGGCAAGCCGTACGCGCCGCGTAGCGTTGACGACGCAATAGCCGAGTTGCGCCGGATTTACCGCGCCGCCGTGTATGCCGGCCACGTGAAAGCCGACGCAAACCCGACGCTTAGCCGGCCCGGCCAACGGGTCGGCGTGCCGAAAGGCTACCGGGTTCGGCGCAAGATTAGCGACGCCGACGTTTACACGGTTGCCGAGCTCGACGCCATTCTTAAATGCGTGCCGCGCCGTTGGCTTGCGTTTTACACGGTTGCGGCCGACACGGGCGCCCGTACCGAGGAAATCGTCGGTCTGGCCGCTCGGCATTTCAATTTCGCCTCGGAATACCCGCTAACGCTCGGCTTACAGGTTGCCGAGGAACAACGCTCGCCGGAATTCAAAATTGTCCTACGCGATTTCGCCAAAACAGAATCGTCGGATGACCGGGAAACATGGCTACGGTCGGCCACTATTGACGCCGTGCGCGACTACATGGCCGAATACCCGGCGGACGGCGAGACGCTATTTCGTACCGAGTCGGGCGCCATTCCCAACCAAGCCAATTTGCGCCGCATTTGGCGCGGCGCGTGCGAGGCGGCCGGCGTCCGGTATTTGCCGCCGCGCAACCTACGGCATACGGCCGCGTCTCATATGCTCGCCGCCACGCTAGACGTTGTGGAGGTAGCGCACCGACTCGGGCACAAAGACCCAAGCGTCACGCTCGGCACCTATGCGCGTTTCATGCCGCGCGCTCGCACAACGGCACCGGCCAAAATGGAGGAATGGCGGGACGGGCAGAAATGAGCGAGGTAGTTTTCACGACGGAAACCGTTGATTATGTTGTCTCGGCCCGGTGCGAGGTATGCGACCTAGACACCGATGAATTACCCGTTGAAATGTGGGCGCAATGGACGCGCAATCACTTGGCGCTCCATGAACCCGGCGCGGCCGTCATTGTGTGGACATATCGCCACTACGCCATATGGCGCATGGAGCAAGACTAACCCGGACACCGAGCGCCGGCCGCCAACCATGCGGCCGGCGCTCTCGCATGTCCGGCCACGTGCGGCCCGTGGCCGGCCCGGGCCGGCCCGGCCTACCCTCCCGCCGCGCTCGCCGAGCTCGCCGGCCTACGGGCCGCGTACGGCCGGCCACGGCCACTAGTGGGATTCGGCCGGCGTTGACAGAAACCCTATGTAGTACTACCGTCGCGCTCTAGTAGTGCCAGACCCGTCCCCCGACCCGTCCCCCGAGAGGAACGCACGCATGCGCGTTACCGAAACACGAATCACGCCACGGCAGGCGCGTGATTGGCTAGAGCGCTCGGCGCAAATCAAACAACGCCACCTAAGCCGAGCTCGCATAGAGCGTTACGCCGACGATATGACCGCCGGCCGGTTTGAACTCACGCACCAACCTATAGCGATTGACCCTAACGGCTTGGTTTTCGACGGCCAACATAGGCTAAGCGCTATAGTGCTATCTAAAACGACCGTGACGCTTATGGTCGCCTATGACGCCGACCCGACAACGTTTGGCAAAATTGACTTGGGCATGCCGCGCACGCCGGGCGCTATCCTCGCGCTCGCCGGCTATACAGACGGCGCCGCGCTCGCCGCGTCGGCACGTTTGCTCATTGCCTACGACCGCATGACCCAAGACGGCATGCCGCCGGGCACGGCGCTACGGCGCGTGACGGCGGCCGAAATTCAAACGCTAGTCGAGAGCGAGCGCGGCCAGCGCTTGGATTTGGCGCGGCACCCGGCCGCGCGGATATCGAAAGCAATCGGCCGGCAAGGCGTACGCACGCCAATGGGTACGTGCATTGTCATTATCAATGAGTCGCGCGTCGGCTCATCTACCCGCGCCGATTTCTTCGAACGCCTTGCAGACGGCGCCATGCTCGCGCCGCTCTCACCCGTTCTCGCTTTCCGCCGTTGGGTCGGTGGCGATTCCGGTTTCATTTCCCTACCGTCTCAAGAAAGGTCGGTGCATTTCGTCGCCAATTGCATAAAGACTTTCAACGATTGGATTAACGGCCGAGACCGAAAAACGGTAACATGGCGGCCGTCCACAAATGAGCCCATGCCCATTATCAAACGCGAAAGGAACGCGCACGATGACCCTAAAGACGATTCACTCGACGCTATGTGATTTCCATTTGGAGGACGGAACCGAAATCGACGCGCCGCCCGAGTATCACCTCACGCTCTCGGCCAACGGCACGACCCGGGAGCTCGATTTGTGCGAGACGTGCTCGGCGCAACTATCGACCGTGCTTAACCATGCGCTTGCGGTCGGTACCGCACCGGCCGTGAATGGCGAGAAAACGGATAAGCGCAACCTAGGCGCCGCTCGGGATTTTGAATGCCCGGTCTGCCACCAATGGTATATCTCGCGTAACTCGCTCAATGTTCACGCGCGCACGGCGCACGACTTGGCCGGCGCCGAATGGGCCGAGCTCAACCCGTACGCGCCCAAGCGCAAGGCGCCGGCGGCGCCCGAGGAACCGTGCCCGGTGTGCGGCTACATGGCGGCCAGTAATGCCGGCATGGCCGCACACAAACGGATTAAGCACCCGGCGCCGGCGCCGGCCCCGCGGCGCGGCCGGCCGCGC